CCCAACTGAGTTGGGAGGAGTAGGTTATAAACTATACGACCGCTCGAGCGGATATAGTCTCTATGGTTTCGGGTAAAGAGCCACAGGCTTCTCTCTCTTAACCATGCTAGGTTAGGTGGTAACCACCTCAACCTGGCAGCGAGTTGATAACACTTTCCGAAGATAGGGTTAATCTCCTCATCTCCCTTCTGAGGCTTAGTCTCAGGGGTGAGCAGTCGAACCTTTAAGGTTTCGACTAGGGCCGTGGATAAGTTAAACTTTCCAGGGTCCGTTTGGAACTCGTCTTGGTCTCTAACCAATACGACTCCCTCACAGTATATTCCACCTCGAGTGTATATATCTGTCTTATCCTGAGAAGGGGTTAAACCCACTTCAAGGATCGTAGGAGGATATAGGCTAAGCCTTATCTTCTCCTCATCTGTGGAGGCTTCATCTAAGATGTCGTCTCCCGCAGCTGCGAAAGGATCATTCCAGAGTTCCCTAAGGGATCGTGGAAATTGACAATCTCGCACTCTTACATTAACTATCTTAGATAGCATGTGTAAGATAATTTTGGTCCCAGGTAAGCCCATAGGCGATCCCCGAACCGTTACCAGACCGTCACACAGTGACGGGCCTAGTAAAATTCTTCCCACATTACTAAAGTATTGTGAATTCCCTAACCCTAAGGGTTTAAGGAAATACTCATAGAGTGGAAGAGCCTTCTGCCTAATGATTAAATCAGTAGCAGTGGTATAATCTCCAAGGAATAGGGTTTTACCCTTCTCCCGGGATTTGGGTGAGTACGAAAATCGTTTGTACCACTCATACACTTGATCACCAGCTTCAAAGCCGGCTTTAAGTGTAGGATCCTGCATCATCATCCTTTTAAGGAAATGTGCTGCAGGTTGTAGGTAAGTGACGAGTGAGGCATTAGCCTTCGTCACTATCCTAACTTTAGCACCGGGCTCTTGCACGGTACTAACTGAGGACTCGAAGGGTTTACCCGTCGCGTCTCCATTTCTATCGAGAATTCCTAGTTCAACTAGTTCTCGGTAGCAGAAGAACCACAATCCGAAGGAGAGTGGTTCTTCAGACATGCCATACCTTTTAGGTATGATCCATGCGTCTGAGTGATCGGCCGCACCAAGTAACTTGGTCGGGTCGGCACCCTCATTCCCCGGTAGGCTAAGCCATCGGGGTTTGTTTACTTCAAAGTGGAAGGTTGAACCATCCATTTTGCGGTAAAAATTCTTCTCGTCAGATTCAATCTCTGAGAGGAATTTAAGTAAGTTAGGTACTATGTACCCTCTCTTACCGCCCATAGTGCGAGTTGCCTCAAGGCAAGCACTATTCGATACCGAGAGGTGAGCAGAGCTCATCTCAAGGAAATCTGACTTCTTTGCGCAAAGCGCAATCTCTTCTGCAGCCTTTAAGGCAGCGTTGAGGAGATAATCAGAAGGAGGACTTATGTCCAAAGGTTGTTCTGTCACATTCTTAAAGAATTGAGACAAAACTTCCTCCTCGGCGACTTTGTCACCGGGGGGTAACTGTCTATACGACGCTAAAGCGAAGATAGAAGTATAATCTTCTCTAGTTAGACTGTCGAGTGGTTTAACCACCCAGTCCACCTGGGGTAGATCTTTTGGTAGATTTTCATTGAATGAAGATCCTCCAAAATAGAA